CAAATAAAAACGTATATAATTTTGGTTATTAATCATCCATGTTGCTATCTGTTTTCCACCGCCATTGTCAAGGCCGCTCGCATAGGCAATGCAGCCACTAGCTCTATAGTTAGCAGTAGTTCTAGTTGTATAGGGCAAGTCGTCTATTCTCAATACAGTCGCACCGGCAGAGCCTATGCTTGACCAAGTTATATTTATAGACACGTTTACAAGCTTTCCTGCTCTTGTATAAAAACCGTCTGCTATTGTTGTTGTGTAGTCGTTTGTGCCATCGCCAATAGTCGGGGTAAATGTGCCGGTTTTGGTTAAATCTTCAAATTCAACATATTTATCAACACCCGCATCATCGACATAGAGTTTACTTGTCAACGGCATATCGGTTAGTTGTGTTCCGTCTGATACTTTCGCGTCTGCCATTAGCTTATGCTCTCTATTACTTCAATCTGTTTTTTGTAAATGTTCGGCGGCTCGACCATGTAATCATGGCTACCGCTTGATAATTCAACGGTGAAGGTGAAAGCGCTATCAAAGCTTATTCCTGTACCATCCGGCACCGGTTCAACCAGGGGGGGAAAGATGGTTACATGCGCCTGGTTTGCTCGCGTCATCAATAGTTTATCACCGCTGCCGTCAGCTTTTAACAAAACGCCCGTGCTATCAGCTTTCGCAATCGCGTCTGCAGCTTCACTATCAACCGTCGAAACAATCTTGTAACCCTTTGAATGATTATTGAAATTAATCCAATCACCAGCCACAAAAACACTAGTTACGCTAGCAACGAGATTATCAATAGCAATAGAATTACTGCCACCGGCACGAGCGCTATTAGTAACGGGAGAGCCACTAACCGCGCCCAGCATCGGCATTGGTAAGGAAATAGTAAACTCATTTGATTCACCCTGTAATGATTCGATATAAGCGTTTATCGGCATCATTTGCGCTTTCGTTAGTGGCGGGTGTTCAATCACCATTTTAAATCTCTGGCCGCCGTGCTTACGCGCCTGCATAACACCTGATTCGGAAACGTGCTGCGATTCGACTTGATTTGATTCAATATCGATGACTTTATATTCGAGTGAAGGATAATCAGCCATTATGAAAAGCTCTGCCCGTTTTCGTACATCTGTTGAGAAACAGCATTATAAAATACCGCCTTGTTGCGATTAACCATTTCCTCCATGCCCGCCGTATCTACTGCCGATATGTTGAAGGTAACGTTTGCGCCGCCCATTTTCCGCATGTCATTATTGTTAATAATAGAGCCATTGCCGGTAGGGGTGTATATTTCCGGGCCATTTTCACCAACCCAATAGGATTGCCCGCCAGATACAGCGCCGCCGCCTTGTCGGTTGCCTTGTATAACTGCTGCTGTTGCTGTTGCTGCTGCCGCCGCATAACCAAAAGCTTTTATTCTGCCAGCCGCTGCCAGTGCCGCCTCTGGCCCTAATGAGGCATAAGCCGAAGCGGCTTTCATTGCCGCAACATTTGTATCAACGATAATACGACCAACTGCAATAGCTCTTTCAATATAGAACATAGCTTTCTGCAGCTTTTCATTATCACCGGCCAGCGCATTTCCTAGCGCAAGCATACTATTACCAAACTGCGATTGGGCATTTAAAACCATGCTGTTAATTTCTTCACGCATCACGGCTTTTTCTTCTTCAATGCGCTTTTCTTCTTCAAATTGCCGCCATAATCTTTCGTTATCCTCGGCTTCCCATGCCTCCATGTCTAAAACTTGTTGCGCCCTGGCTTGAAGCCTTAGATTTCGCAATTCTTCTTCTTTAGATGCCTGCTTATCTTTAATCCTGTTGTTTTTTTCTTCTGATTCGTTGACTGATTCCTGGGCTATTTTTTGTCGCCATAGAGCCTCGACTTGCTGATCAACTTTTTCGCGCTGCTTTTCGCGCATATCAATAATATCGCCAGCCGCGTCAAATTCTAAACTTAAAATCTTTGAAGCAATAGCCGCATAAGCGCCAAGCGCAGAGCCTAAATCATTAAACTCAATCACCGCATTAGTGGCGAATTTTGTCAGGAAGTCCATTGATGAAATCATGCCATCTAATACAGACTTGACAGCAGAGCCACCGCCCTGTTCAGCAATAGAAACAAAGAAGTTATCAAACTGATCGCCTAGATTTGAGATTTTGCCATTGATAGTGTCCATTTGACGAGCCATAGCACCAGCAAACTGAACGTCACCAATGTCTCGCAAATACTGGGAGATTTCTTCTGAGTTTTTCTTAACAGTAGTCGTGATGCCCTGAAAGGTGAATGACACGTTCTCGCCTTCTGATCTGGATTTTATACCAAATTCTTTTAATCGTTCAAACTCGCCAGTAGTAGCGTCTGCAACCGCTTCAATCATCTGATTTAAGTCTTTACCCATTGCAGAGGCTGTGTTTCCGTAACTTCTAATAGCGGCAGCCGAAGGGTCTAAACCTAACGCCTTTAATTTTATAAATGATTCGGTTAATTGACTAACTTGAAAGGGTGTTTCAACGGCCATGTCTCGAATCATAGCCATGGCTTTTGTCGCGTTTTCTGTACTTCCTGTGACAGTCACCAGGCTGGCATTCATTGATTCGAATGCGCCGGCTGTCTTAATAAATTTGTTGACTGCTACCGATCCAGCAAGAGCCACCATAACGCCCATTAACTTTTTAGATGACGCGCTTAATTTATCGGTCTGCCTTTCATTGCGCTTTGATTGTTCTTCCAGTCGATCCAATTCTTTAACGGCTGTGCGAATATCGTCAGCCTCAATCTTGATCCCCAGTTGCGCTATATCTGTTGGCATTTTTCACTCGCATTAATTCAATTCTAATCAGTTGTGACGATTCCCAGCTATTAAGCCACTGATTATGAAGTCGGCAATAGTCGCTAATCGTTGTCCATGTAACAAACTCCACACCCGCCTTTATGTCACAATACAAATACCATAAATATTCGGCTTTCGGTATCGGCGGCTTTTCCGGCGCAATGTCCTTGCCTTTTCTATCCTTTACACGATTCCAGAAATCAATGTTTTTCATCCCTGAATGAGTATCTATGCTATTTGCTAGAAACTCCCATTCCACATAGTCAAGCAATCCCTTGCTTAACTTTTCGTAAAATTTGCCCTGTCAGAAATAAAACTATCTATCTGTGTACAAATATAAGGGGCTTTCTTTAACAGTAGAAAGGCGTTATTTTCGCTATATTCAAAATCACTGTCGCTGTCAGAAAGACCTTCCCAACCCTTCACGGCTTTTGATAAGTTATAAGCTCGCAAATCTATATCGTCAGTTTCGCCATCATCAAAAACCATTTTCTTTGTGATGTCATGCGTTATTTGTCGCCAGGTAGGGGAATCAATGCCAACAATATATAAAACAGCATCGGTTTGATTGCCGAACTCATCCTCAACAGGCATCCTTGCGCCTTCTTCGTGTTTGTCAGAAGTAAATAGCCCGTTAATATCCATTAAGAATCAGTGCCGATAGTTAATGCGCCGTTACCTGTAAACTGGAAAGTTTGCGTGATAACACCGCCGCGCTCCACAGGCAGATCAATGTTTGTTACTGTGACCGTGCCACTTAATTGATAATTGCCAACGCCTGCGCCCTCTGGTAGCAAATTGGTTGTACCAGATGCGCCAATCGTCATAGCTGTTTGGGCCGTGTCGCCATCATCCCACATGGAAGTAATTGAGCCTGACCACTCTGGAACATCAACTAAATGTGTTTTCCAAGTGTCGCCCATTACTGTATCGTCAATAGTGGCAACTGATTGTGTAACATTGAACGATGTCACTTCACCAATCACGTTAGCGCCAAATTCTATAACACCATCATTACCGTTAAAAGTCGCCATTATTTATCCCCTTTATCATCAAGTTTTTTAACAGATTTGTCCGGTTGTTTTTTAAACCCTTGCGTAACCAGATAGTCAACCATATCAGGATGCACTTGTATATTTTCGCCTTTCGGCGGCTTCATTGTAACATATTTCACTTTGTTACCTCGCCGTAGTAAATGAGTAATATTCTATATTTACAGGTATCTGATACCAGCCGCCACTCTGTAAAGCCGGTGACAAGCTAACGTTTTTAATTCGAACAGTACGGCTATTATACGTCAATTCAGTGTCACGTTTTAGATGGTCTGCTACTAAATCAGCCATTACATAGCCTTCGCTCTTGCCATCACCGGCAGGCGCGAATATATCAACCTGGTAAATACCTGTGTTTAAATCCGTGCTGCTGGCACCGCCCACCGTTCCCGCTACTGTGTCAGCCGGTAAATGTGACGGCCTTAGATACAACGTGTTAAGCACTGGTTCATAGACGGTGTTTTCCCATGCTACAGGGGGAAGGCTCGACATAGTGTTTAATCGCGCATCTAGCGCCGCTGTAATGTCCAGAAATACGCTCATTTATTTCGCCTTGCCTGATATGCCTTGGCCTGTGCTATGCGGTCAAATTCTGAAATAGTCACTCGCACCATACCCCGTGGGGCTTGCTGGCTTGAGCCGTATTCAAGTTTTTTGATATAAGGTAAGTTATTAATTAGATAGATTGTGTCTGTTACTTTCGCTTTACCTGTCGCGCTTTTTGCCCGGCCCAATGCAGACCGACCCGTTCCAGTGACTTCACCACTGGCCGGATTATTTAACGAGCATTGCCAATTACCACGCGCCCGACCTGTATCGACTGGCGTTCGTAAAATTACCTTGCTGAAAATATCAAGCGCCGTACCACGGAAAACAAATAAAGCCGCTTTTTCAGCCTTTTCCGTCCATTTCTTAATATCTTTAGAAAAGCTCATTTTCTTAGCCTGCAGGTATAAAAAACCACCGTTCCGCCTGGCGAGGCTTTTTTGACATCCATAACCCGGTAATTAACGTTATCAATTCTCACGCTGTCGTTAATTGCTGGCGCGGTCGTTGTTTTCTCAAGTAAAAGCTTTATATCACCAGTTTGCACTAATTCACCATCGATTTCAGATGATTGATAATCGAAACTAGCGCCATGACCAGTAAATGTGAATAAATCCTGACTTTTTGCGCCCGTAGTCGGATTAAAATCCGTTTCAACTTCCCTAGTCAAAGTCAGATTTTGCCCGTACTTAGTCAGCATACTTGATGCTGTGTTTTGTAACTTGTCATATAGACTAGCCACGAATAGCCACCGCACTGAAACCGCCCGAACCGGCTTTTAGTAATTTCTGTAGCTTATTTTCCGCTGCTTTCAGATAAGTTGAATTTCGCGCGCCATCCATATACTCGACTTCGATTTCCCCGACCTTCTCTTTTTTGGTCGCTCGATCTTCTGTTAATAGCGGATTGTTACCGGCATCAACACCAATAGCAACCTCACATAAGGCATCTTTCAGTAATTGGGGGATTTCATCGTTATCAACATAATAACCATCAATAGACATCCCATAGCGCGGCCATTGTAACGCCTGAGCGTCAGTTCCCTTCAAGCCCTTGAATGGTTGCTGTTCGATATAATCCATAGCCGTGATCAATAAAACAGCGCTATCACCGTTTAGCGTAATATCACGGTCTGATGCGTAAGTCTCAAAGTCGGCTGCTGAAATGTAGCTATTTGAACTTGCTGAGCCTGTGCCGGTTTCTACTGTGATAGTCGCCATAAAATAAGCCTATGCGTTAGGTATCAATATTAAATCATAACCAGCATGAACGTGGCCGTTTTGGTCATTGCATTGCATGGTCATTTTAATATCTGTCTTTTCAGTAAATTTATAATAAGGTCGCCAATCGTGATGCTCACTAGAACCGCCTTGAGATATCGAGGTCGCCATTTTTAATTGAAACTCGTAGCCATTAGCCCTATCTGCAGCCCACATACCGACCTCTGTGCCTGTTGGTGTTTTATTGGTCGAGTCAACAACCGATGAATAGAAACTGGTCATATACGCGGTATGATTCAGAGGAACAGTATATAAAGCCATTAATGTTTGATTATTGCCAGCCTGGATAGTGCCGTATATGACAGTGCCAGCGCCAGAATCCATAACATTTATATCTTGATCAGCCACCACATCAGCTAACACCTTCATTCTGAAAACTCTTATTAACGGGGTAGTCAATAATACTTTTGTTGTGGTGTTTGTAGCATCTAAAGCAACCGTCTGCACTGTTAAGCTCCAATCAGCCGCAAGCCCTTGAACTTCTACTGATTCACCGCGCATAGCAACTTGATCAGCAAGTTGTTTGATGTCTGTTATATCAGCGGTTGACGGATAAGGATAAACAGGAGTGGCTACTGCCCCATCATAAATATCGTACTTAGTATCTGCCACCGCCTCAAAGCCGCCCCCAAACTTATTAACGCCATAAACACTATCAATAGTTCCTGCCGCAACATCAAGCATAAAATCGCCTGTATTACCTGTCGTTGCTGTTTGTGCAACTGGAAGCGGTCTATCTTCTGTTACTATCTCAGGGTTTTTTCCGTCCTGGTTTTCAGCAACAGATATGAATGTTCCTTGATTAGACATTATTTAGCCTTTTTATGGGCTTTTTTTGTGGCTGGCTTTTCACTAGCCAATTTGTCGGTTTTCTGTAAATCATCCTTATTGATAATAACCTCGTTACCATCCCGGATTATTTTAACTGTTTCACATCTAGCCATTTTTTAACCTCGTAAGAAAAAGGCGACCCGAAAGCCGCCTTTATTCGTTTAGCCAAGCAGTAACGCCGTGTGTTCTGGCTTGATGTTTTTAACACCCCATGCCAGACCGACCTCGTAACGTACCTTACGGTAGCCCTTATACATTGCAAACTCAAATGATAAGCCTGAACGTGGATCAGTTATGATCTCAACATCAGAGGCCATATCGCCTTCTTCTGGTCGTGCCGGAGCGCGAGCCGCAAGAACGAGAGCTGAACGAGCAAAACACATATTACGAGTAGCTGCGCCGACAATAGTCAATGCAACGCCATCCGCTAAGGTTTCGCGCAAGCCAGGAGCTGCAATGGTAATGTTACCAGCCGCCGCCGTACCAGTCTCAACAACATATTTGTTTGAATCACCAGCAAACGTCACTACATCACCCGCTAAGACAGTACCAGAACCGGTATCAATGGCGATAACAGTATCACCGACTGCCAGAGTAGCACCTAAGTTAGTCACATAAGATGCGCCTGTACCAACCGCTACAGCTTGGTTGATTTGAGCCGATTCACGCAGGGGCATACCCGCTAAATCCAGCAAAACACCTTGACGTAACATTGAATCAGTACCAGCCGCATTAACCGCAGACTGTTTAC